CATGAACTTGTGTTAGTTTTAGAATTGCTTTAGTCGCCATTTACTATTCCCTTTACTTATTTCTTCTTACCGCGAAGAAGTTTAAAATCGTGTCCGTCAACTTTACCATTCTTATTGGCGTCAATCTTATGCTGGTCGCCCTTTAGTTCTTCGTCAGTCTGTTCGACTTCTTCGTTGGCTTTCTTAGCCCTCTCAATTGTTTTGAGCGCCCGCATAGAACCCATCATGTCTTTGTTCATCTTGGCAAAAGACTGTGGTTTCTTTAACGAGCTGGATTTACCATCTGCACTAGTATTATAATCTCTTTCGTGCTTTCCTTTTAGGTAACGATTCGCCATATCAGAAGAGATTTCATCGATTGTTTCGACTTCTTCTTTAACGCCGCGCTCATCTTTAACAACGGTAGCATTAGAACCGCCACGCATATTAGAGGCGCTTGCCCGCTTGTCAGCCGATTCTTTATCTTGATGATAACTGATTGATTGACCATTACGCATTACATGATAACCTTCGTCGGTCTGTTCAATTTCTTCGTTGGACAACTTAGCTGCAATCGCCATCTGACGGCGCTTCTCGTCGCTCTTACTCTTGAATTGAGGAGCATCGGAGTCCTTGAAGTCCTTGATAACATCACCCATCTTGGCTTTTGCCATGTTGATGCGCTCTTGAAGTTGTTTATAGGTCTTCATCGGTGTCCTCTATTTCTTCTAAATCGCCATGGTCATTTTCGTCGGTGATTTCGTAGTGATCGAAATCTTCGACATCATTATCTTCTGGCGTGTCGTTATAAATTCCGGCTGCCATATCTTGTCGCATTTGATCTAACTGTTCGCCTGCTTTAAGGTCCATAATATCATTAAAAACTTGTTCGGCATCTGCAAAGGTACCGCTTTCAATGTTATTTATTAAGTCACTAATGTTACTGTTGTCCATCATCTTGTCCTTGGTTTTGCTGTTGATCCGCGGCTGGCGGTTCACCCTCTAGTGAAGAAAAATCGGGCGGCGAAACTTCAGGAGGACTTGCATCATTTTGCTTCTTAATCTCTTCAATTTCGTCGTCTGACAATTTAAGAATTTTATCTTGAACATATTCTCTACTATACATTGTGCCGATAAACGGTGCAACACCTTGAAGAATTTCAACTCTAGATTGTAGAATTTGTTGTTCTTTGGATTCTGTATAGAAAGCATCCGTTGCAAAAACATACTTGATATCATATCTCATCTTTTCCCAGTCGGCCTCGGTAATGATACCTTTGAGAATAAGTTGTGTCTTTAGTAGATCATCAAATAGAAGTGTGAAACGACGGCGCAGTTTAGAAATAAACTTCGTAAACTTCCATTCGTCTCTATTGATTTCGGCAGCACGACCAAAGTTCAGGCCAGTTTGCTGTTCAAGTCTTGACATCGGAACGTTCAACGCTTGATATAGTTTGCGCTGGAAGTATTCAATGTCTCCCATTTCGCCTAGACCTTGACCACCTGGTAGAGTTTCAATCTGTGTTCCTCTGCCACCTTCGCGGCGAGGCAACCAGAAATCTTCAAGCATTGACATAAACTTTTTATCGTCACGGATTTCGCCTGTCTGAGAATCGTAAACAACCTTGTTACGATACTGGTTCATGATACCCTTGAGATACTGTTCGGCTTTAATCTTTGGAAGATTGCCAACGTCAACGTAGAATACACGGCGCTCTGGAGCTCTCGTGATACGATAGATGACTGCTGCATTTTCCATCATACGCAACTGATTTGCTGGGCGAATAGCCTTGTGCAAAAAAGATAACGGCATGTTTCTGTCCATGTCCTTCAAGCCAGAAGGAACAAAGCAGATAGAATCTTTTTCGATGCGCATGGTGGCACCGGCGGTAGAAGAGATAGAGGCGGCTGGCGTGAAAGTTTTGTTTGGAACTAGACCGCGTTCATTGTAGATAAAATATTCTTTAATCTCTTTAATGAACTCTACACCCGTTTTTGTATCCTTTTCTTTCAGGATCTCTCTCATCTTCTTAATTTTTCTTGGGTCAATGTAGCGAATGTCTGCTAGACCCTTCTTTAGATTTGCAGTATCAACAACTTTATGGAAGAACAATCTTCCGTCAATGTACCAATGTCTAAAGTAATCTTGCGCTCTTAGATTGAAATCCAACATATTGAGAAGGGTTTCAAATTCAGCTTGCACCATTTTTTTAATGTTCTTTGACAAATCTACTTCATCAAGGTCAATTTTTACTGGAGCTTCATCGTCAAGATTTGCAATTGAATCGTTTACAATATCATCGATAGCAGTATCGATATCTGCCATCATAGAAATCTCACGGTACTTACGAATTAATTCTATTTCATTATTTGCGGTACCATCGATATCGATGTATGTGCCATAGTAGCCACCGGCTCTGATAGTTTCTACACCACCATCGTCCGTTGGCGCCACAAACGATTTCTCAGTTTGTGACGCCGTAGACTTTTCAATTTTATAACCAAATATCTGCATTAAATTATCCTAGTTGGATGGAATTATGCAGTCAGATAATGTGAGTAGTTAAAGGTTACGGTGAACTCTTCAATTACGTCATTCTGACCATACTGTAAACCAATTTCCGACATGTTAATCGGGAAAGCATTATAAAGAACATAAGTCATAAGTGGATCGTCATTACGATCTAGATGTTCTACTGACATATCAACTTGATAGTCAATTGGATTTAGAATACCAGTGTTGGCTTCTAAATCATTCATACCATTCATCCATTCTTCGAATGGACGACGAAGTGACATCGCAGTGTCGTTGACAACTGTGATTGTGAACGGATCAAAGATACGCTCACCTGCCAACTTAACTTCGCGGCCGCGGTATTGAATGATTGTTGGGTTTACTGTTGACGCAGGAAGTGCTGCACCAGTAACTAGTAACGAGTATTCTGTATCCGGCACCGAAGAAACGTAGCCTGGGAATGTTAGAATAACACGGAACTGGTTTGGTCTAGCACCGCCAGCCCCTAGTAACCCTTTAAATTTTGAAATATCCATTTATAAATCTCCTATTTCTATTTAGTCGGGTTATTAGGCGCCAACTTCTGTGAACGATACTGAGGTACGAACCGCAACAAAGTTCAGATAGATGAAGTTAATCGAACGTGCTGGCTTGATGTAGATATCAGCAACAAATTCGTTGCGGTCGATAACTTCACCTGTGTTATTTGTTTCGTCACAAACAACGCGGAAGTCAAAGATACCACGACGGCCTCGAACGTCACGTAGGAATGGTTCAACCATCGAACGGAACTGTGCGCGACTAAAGACATCGTTGAACTCAAAGAGTTGATACTTGGCCGCAGTTGCGATAGCCTTTTCAAGAACAATGAATAGACGGCGAACATTGATACGGTCGAATGCGCTTGGCTTAGCAAGAAGAGTCTTATCACCGTAAAGTAGAGTGCCTTCACCTGGGAAGGTAGCTACTGGGTTAACACCATTCTTGTAAAGTGTGTCGCGTTCTGTTTGATCTGGTGACCAAACCAGCTTAACAATATTCTTGAGCTGGCCGCGATTGAAGCCAGCAGGTGACCACCAGGCATCGTTTGTCTGATCTGTGCGGGCACAAAGACCAGCAGTATCAGCGTTCAAAGGAACATTGATGTATTGGTCGTTGTAGCGGTCATACTGGCGCTTCCAGCCAGAATCCATAACGGCGTATGAAGTGTTACGGTTAATATCGGTTTGACGATATTCAACTACATCCGCAGCTTCACTGCCAGCATTGTTGTATACAGCGGCAAGAGGTGGTGATAGGAATACAACGCAATCTAAACGAGCTAACGCTACGTTGTCGATAACGTGATTTACTACTGCGGCTGCGTGGCCACCGGTTAGGACAAGTGAAATATCAACAATTTCTTTGTTTCCAAACAGGCTGTAAGCGTCTTGTAGATCGCCAGTTGACGGCGTAGCAAGATTACCACCATTTAAATCCAAAACTAGTGCGTCTTGGCCGGCGGCTTGACCATCTTGTTCTGTACCATCGAATGCAGTTCCAGAAAGCGCACCCCAGTTTCTACCTGATGGGTGATTCATCCACCAGATATATTGTGATTGTTGGTTTAGAACTTCCTTATAGTAGTTGTTTGTACCGTCAGCCAGTTTGTTACCAACCTGCTTAGAAGCAAATGCAAATCTTTCAACTACTGTATTTGCTGCGCCAGAAAAACGACCAAGTGTATCGACAACTACAATGTGTAGTTCGTCATTCGAACAACCAGCCGCGGTGGCCTGGGCACTTGTGCCAGGGGCACCATCAAAGAATGAAGCATATTCCCAGCCAGTGAACGAAGTTGCGTCGGCATATTGAACTTCAAGGCTATTGCCATAAAGACCAGGGTATTTAGCAGCTACATCACCATTCGGGGTGCCACCGTTTGCATAAGTGGCTTCATAAGCGTCTCGATTAGGAATGTAAACACCGCTACCTTCAGATGTAGCATTCTCTGCGGCTGAGCCTACAGCGCGAACAAGCTGAAGGTTGTTGCCATATGCCAGGAAGTTGGCGGCAGTGAACCAGTCGGTAGGGTTTAGCGGTAGACCAAAATACTTGCGAAGTTCATTTTCTGAACTTACGGTAAAAATTTCTTCTACAGGACCCCAGTTGAAGTAACCAGCAAACGCGCCTGCCGAAGTCGATACGGCTGGAATAACGTTTGTTAGATCCTTTTCTGCTACTAGGACACCTGGCGATAATTGAAAAGCCATATTCTTCTCCTCGTTGTAAACTTGACAATATTAACTTGTCGTTTTATGTTTTATGTTTTTATTTATAAAAATGTAAAAGTTACAGTAGCCAACCTTCTCGTCGAGGCTCATCCTCATCAGATACTTTCCAAAGATCACCATTTGATACGAAATAGTCTTCTTGAAATCCATTATTTATTGCTCCAAACGGAGTCATGTCCTCTTCAATTTGATCCATCTGGTCCTTATACATTCTTTCTCTGATATCAACATTTGTCATATCTTTGAAGTATGGATTACTTGTCATCCAAGCTAATAGAACCAGACTCATTACAAGATCATCAAAGTAACCTTCATCTGCCATCCAACTTCCCTGCTTTTCGATGAAAGTAGAGAACTCAGAAATAGTTTCGGCATCAAATACTAATAATTTTTGTTCTTCAAGTAGAGACTTCAAGGCAAAACAGCCCTGTCTCTTTACTTGTTTCGTCATTCTAACACCGCGTTGTGTTTTTGTACCAAACCCAGGTGATAGATATTGCTTTAAAGCGGTCTTTACAGTAGTCAGAATATTATCATACTCTAACTCCATGTGTAGAATATCAGCCACTTGTTGACCGATATCATTGATTTCAACAAGAATATATGCCTTGTTGTAGTCGGTACCTACTTTAGCTACGATATTAGGAAACAACATCGGAGCAATTTTATTATCACGATACTTGGCCACCAATTTGTATGGCGCTTCTGTAACATCCAAAACTGTGAAGGCAGAATAGTCTCCGCCTACACCTCGCGCCGTATCTACACCCATTGCGTAGATATGGCCATCGATAGGTTCTTCAAAAATATCCAGTCCATCTTTTGCGTGAATAGGATCAATCGAACTCATTGCACCCAAAGTCTTGGCTGAAACGAGAGTGTTACTCGAACCAAGAAACTCACAAAGAACTTCTTGGTTAAACTTTAGTTCTCCAAGCAAGCGTAGTTGCTCTTCTGCCCAGGCTTCATCTCTACCAGGAATTCTGTGGTAAGGAATAAACATAGGCACAAAGCCGTTGTTTCCTTTTTCAGCCTCGTTCCAGAATTTCCAGAAGTGATTGTAACCGAGTGGAGTTGATGTCAGAAGAATCTTTGTTGTTTGACCCGCCGAAATAGTAGGATAAACAGAAGCAAAGAATTGTTCTGCGACGGTGTTTGGAATGATCGCGGCTTCATCGATGTATAGCCAGTTAACAGACTTACCACGAATACCAGATGCAGTTGTAGCAGCGGTGAAAATCTTAGAGCCGTTTTCTAGCTCTACGTCACCCTTGTTCCATGTCTTGACGCCCTGTTGCATCCATAGAGGCAAGTGTTCATACATACCTTGATAACGAGCCATAACTTCACGAGCAGCGGCTGTCTTGTTTGCCATGATAGCAACTGTTTTAGAATCTTGAAAGAGAGTATACCAAAGAATGCAAGCAGCCGAAGTAATAGTTTTACCCTGCTGGCGACCTTCCATAAGAATCGCTTTACGATTATCTAGAATATGTTTTACTTTTTCTTTCTGGCAATCATACAACTTGAACAACTGTAGACCATAATCCAGAGTAACAATCATACAATAATTTTCAATGAAGTAAATAGGATCTTCCTGGCATTTTTCAATCTCTGCCAGTTGCTCAAATGTAAAGTTATGCTTATGACCAATCGGCTTTAAGTTAATATTACCGTGGTACGAGGATTCCTCACTCATGATCTATTACTTTAGCTTTCTCGGCCTTCAATGCTTTAAGTAAATCAGATGTGGAACCAGAAAAGATGATATTGTTTTGTGTATCAATATTCTGTTTCTTTGGTTCTTCTTCTCGCAACTTCTTTTTCTTTGCTTGCAAATCAAGAAGGTCTTTGGCTGCATCACCCGTGGTCTTTATCAACTGACCCACCACTTCATATGCGCGAGGACTATCACTAGCTAGAGCAACATTCAACATACCATCAAGAGCCTGCTGGCTGGTACCAATCAAATCGTTTAGTTTTTTTCTTGCGGCCAGATAGTCATCTTCAATATCATCACCCGCAGATATGATTTCTGGCAGCAATGGTTCTTCAACCACTACTGGTAGTTTTTCTTCTTTCAAACTCAGAACTTCATCCATATGTGTGCCAAAAATGGCATCTAATTTATCGTATTGATTATTCGTAGGCTTCATCAAATTGCTCCACATAATTCCAATCATCTAGATAGGATGCATCATTAGGCGTATAGGTTACTTGATACTTAATTTTTTCTTGTGTGTCTGCGCTCGGATTAATGGCCGCATATGTATTGGCAATTGCAGTTTTAATATAACCCTGCATATCAACTGGACCGTAGAAGTTTATACCAAGATTGAAGGTTAGATTCCACACAATAGATTGTCTTTGTGTAAACTCACCTTCGTAATTATCTTCGTATGAAACATTCTCTAATATAATTTGTAAGTCTCTTTTGATTCCCATTTCTGGAATATCAGTTATGGACACACAAAAATCTGGATTGAAGAACGGTAAAATCTGTTCGATAATTTGAAGACCATCATCTTGATTTTTAGTCACAATAAAAAGAGATATCGATAAAGTATATGGGGTGCTAGTATACTGCACTCTTACTTTATCTGCATCGTCACCCACACCCACTGCTATATTCTTGGTAAGAATATTCAGTTTCTGTTGTGGATTATATTGAAGGCCTGTAATCTCGAACCCAATTCTAGGTAATGTGATTGCAACAGACGCAGGATCATTTCCAGGTACCGCAGCAACTCTTGCTAGAAACTTATCTTTAGGTCCGTATGCCAGAGGCACTCGAATGGACTGAGCCACTTCGCCCGCAGAGTTTTTACGCTCTACGGTTAGTTGATTGAATATCGTTCCAAAAGCAATGATAGCTTTACGAATATGTTGATGATAAAAATGCTGCTTTAAAAACATTATGCCGCTGTCCTTACTTGAACTTCACCGAATGGATTGAATGCTGTGAAATCTAAGAACTCACCCGCTTCGTTTTCAAACTCATTAGTCTGATCTAAAGAATCGACGTTTGTTGTACCGCTTTCTTGTAAGATAATTGAGTCGCCGGTATTCGATAGAACAAAATCACCAGACTCCATGATAAGTTGCCAATCAAAAATGTCTTGAGTTAAGCCATCAGTAATGCTATCAATTTCTTCAAGACCAGTATCGATAGTTTCAGAACTAAATTCAAATACTTGGCATGACATTCTATATGTGTAAATCTTTCCCAACTGGTAGAAAGGATTTAAAAAGTCCACATAGTTGATTTGAAAGAACGTCTTTGTTTTAGGAAAGAACAACAGATCACCTTCAGATGGACGCTCTGGTAACTGTAAATTTTCTGCATTTCTACCAACAGATTCTTCCCAACGGCGTCTAGCGACAACAAACGTTGCGGTCGATCTAAACTCAAAGCCGAACTTTGTTAGTAGTTCACCTTGACCTTCGAAGCCCTCTGTGTTTTCAAGATACATTTCCAATGGATATGCTTGGGTGAAATATGATAACGCATCTTCAAATAGAATTGAATCTTGGTTTGCTATGGTTCTAGGTAGATAGTAAACATCATGCCCATAAATCTTCATGCTTTCGATAACCAGGTCCTCCAACAAACGCTGTTCGTTTGTTGTGCCAGATGTATTACCTGATTGAAAGTAGAAGTTGGTAGGCATATCTTATCCCACCATGAAATCGACGGGAAGTTCCGAGCTAAGTTGCATATCTTGTTGTATCATCCGAAGTTCTTCAACTGCTTCATCGTAGACTTGCTGACCGTTCATGACGATGCCACCTGGTAATTGCATACCACCAAATTTTTTCATATTGATTCCCCACTGCTTTTTAATTAAAGCGGTAGCATATTCTTTCAGGAATCTATCATCATAGACCTGAGTGTATGTATTTGGATCGACAATGCGGTAGCATTCAACAATAATGAAATCGCCAGGTTCAAATACATCGGTCCATTTACAATGAATTTCTAGCTTGTCTGTCTTACGATTATATGCAAATGATCTATCGCCTACCAGAAGCATGTCTAACATCGACAAGTATTGTTTCATTTGAGTGAAATAAATCATGTCGGCCGACAATAGATTATACATATCGTTCATACGGAATTGATACATAATATCAAACATATTGTTTGCGTTATTCATACCAGAGCTTGGACCATTTACTGGCAATACTCTGATAACGCCAATAACGGCATCAGGAATAGATACATATCCATTCTCAATATCACCTGGAGTATAAAAAGCTGTTGGTGCTAATGTTCTACTAAAGCCAGAAGTTTCACCTGTAACTATTTCACTGGCTGTAAATGTTCCAGATACTTTACTTACAATTAAATTTGTGCCGTTGATAGAAACAACGTAGCAGCTTGCACCAGAAGTTGCACCAATCAATAACTCACCTACTTCAAATGATGGAGCTGATAGACCAGAAAATTTAAGCGTTGCGCCCGTAACCTGGTGTTGAAGATACACTCTCTCAACGCCATCAAAATGAAACTCTTGGAAATACTGCAATGCATCATCGATACGATCTTCAATCTGATCGTCATCAACGTTGATTTCAATTACCGGAAATCCGAGTCTGCGAAGGCAGTAATCGATTAACCCTTGTCTTGATGAAATTGCCATATCTTGTCCTCTTTGGGACTATTTATAACTACCAGGAAGAGAGTTGCACTCTCTTCCAAGTATCGGTTGCAACACAGATGTAGAGATAATTGGTATCAATTGCGATAGTATTTACTGTTCCAGATGATGCGGATGAAGCAGGCACACCGACAGATTCAACGTAAATGCTAATATCACCAAGACTTTTTGATGCAGAAGATTCAGTTCCAACATCACCCAAATTTAACGTGGCATCTACATTTTGTGTAATTAAACCAAAATCTTGGTTTGATGAAAGATAATACTCGTCTGGTAAATTGCCACCAATTTCGATAATGGCACCATCGGTTCTTTTAGAATACAGCGCACCATCTGCTAAATTTACTGCGAGTTCCCCAACAGCAATATCATTTACTGTTGGGATTGAACCTGCGGATTCACTTCTTTTTAATTGGACTACAGTTGACATTAGTTAAGTAGAGCCCCAGTAGAGTCAAAAATTGCAACACGAGAGATAGAATACCACTGTGTAGATGATGATGCCATTATTTCAATTGAACCATTTGCTGCGACCTGAATTGCTGCGTTTGCTGATAATGCGTCGATTGTTCCACCAGTTGCTGGATAGATGCTAACAGTGTTTGCACCCTTGTTAACAATTACAATTCTACGACCAGCCGTGGCAGTTGGGAGTCTAACTCCAGTAGATGCAGCAACTGTAGTAACTACGTTATAATCTACGGTTAGAGCAGTAGCACCCGCTTGAGTTGAACCCGCAGCAGAAACAGCGTTGTTATTATCTACAACCGCACCATTCAGCGCTGGTGTTGTTAATGTTTTATTGGTAAGAGTTTCTGTACCAGCAAGTGTCGCTAGAGTGCCAGTAGTTGGTAATGTTACATTAGTTGCAGCAGTGGCAGTTAGAGTTGTGCTAAACGCACCAGAAGTTGCTAGAGTAGAACCATCGGCAAGTGTTAGAGTAGAACCAGTTGCTGGAGCAGTAATCGCAACCTTGTTAACAGATGTGGCAGTTGCTACGCCAATAGTTGGTGTAACAAGCGTTGGACTTGTGGCAAAAACATTAGCGCCGCTACCAGTTTCATCAGTTAAGGCTGCTAGGAGTTGAGCAGAAGTGAATGATCCAAGTACCGCTGCGTTGCCTACCGATGTGATATGCCCAGTTAAGTTTGCGTTAGTTGTTACATTACCAGCAGTAAGACCCGAGGCAGTACCCGTGATGTTTGTGCCTACCAATGCGCTTGGAGTACCCAATGCAGGAGTTACGAGTGTTGGACTGTTAGCAAATACGGCAGCACCAGTACCAGTTTCATCAGTTAAGGCTGCTAGGAGTTGGGCAGAAGTGAATGATCCAAGTACCGCTGCATTACCTACTGATGTAATATGTCCAGTTAAGTTTGCGTTGGTTGTTACATTACCCGCAGTTAATCCAGATGCTGTACCAGTTACATTGGTCATTACACCAGAAGCAGGAGTACCTAATGCTGGTGTTGTTAGTGTTGGACTGGTAAGTGTCTTGTTTGTAAGAGTTTGCGTTGCAGTAGTACCAACCACAGGAATATAGTTGGTGCCGTCTACTGTGTATTCCCAGACATCACTAGTTTCATTCCATTGAAGGGCCACGTTAGTAGAAGTACCACGTTCAACTTCGATACCCGCATTCTGACTTGGGGTGCCAGCTTCATTACTATTTAATGTAATAATATTATCAGCAAGATTGATTGTTTCGGTATTTACTGTAGTAGTAGTTCCGGAAACAGTAAGATTGCCACTAACAGTTAAATCATTGAATGTAACGTTAGAACCAGTTCCAACTGCCTGACCAATAGCAACTGCACCATCAGTGATAGTAACACCTGTTCCTGCGCTGAAGTGAGCGCGGACATCTGTTGCACTTGGACCAGTGTATGTAATTACACCAGTAGTATTGTTGTAAGCAAGCGATCCATCACCACCAGAGTCAGTTACAGAAATGGCACCTCTTGCAGATGCATCTGTATATTGTGTGATTGTGCTTGAAATTGCACCAGTTGTATTATTATATGAAATCCCTGTACCAGCACTTAGACTTGTCAGAGTAATAAAGTTTGCGCCATTAGTTAGATGACTGGTATTAGTTGGGATGGTAATAGCACCAGTTGTGCTGTTATATGCTCCTGAACCAGCAGTAAAACTTAGGGATGCTCTTGCTAGTGAGTCGGTATATTGGGTAATAGTGGATGAAATTGCGCCACTAGTAATACTAATACCAGTGCTTGCGCTGAAGTGAGCGCGAACGTCAGACGCAGAAGGTCCAGTGTATGTAATTACACCAGTAGTATTGTTGTATGCTAGTGATCCATCACCACCAGAGTCAGTTACAGAAATGGCACCTCTTGCAGATGCATCATTATACTGAGTGATAGAAGTAGAGATAGCACCATCAGTAATGGAAATACCAGTGCTTGCGGTAAATGCAGCTCTTGCTCTTGTATTTGTAAAGTAAAGGTTTGTTGAACCTTCTGTAATCTCGTCGCTGTTATCTTTAGTCTGAATTGCCGAAGTAACATATGCTTCTGTTGCCAGAGGTTTACCACCAGCGGTAGTACCGTCATGAACAACTACTGTATCTTTTGTTGTGTCGACCGTGACTTCACCGACAGCACCCGTAAAGGTTGAGTGCTGAACAGTAGTCCCTCTTCTAAGTTGTAAAATCGTTGCCATTTGTATCTCCTAGTCCACCATTTTAGGTACTATATGTTCCACCATCAAGAATGGCACCGTCTTTTATGTTTGCTAGAGTAGTTTTTAACAACTCATGTCCACCAGCAGTTGACCCGTCATGCACTCTTATAGAATTGTTTGTAGTGTCTACGGTGATTTCTGCTTCTGCACCAGTAAAGGTATTGTGTTGAGTCGAAGTACCTCTTCTTAGTTTGACTCTTGCTGCCATCAGATGCTCCCGTAATCAATTGAGTTATACGCAAAAACATTATCTGTAATTAGACCGTAATCTAAATCTGCGTTTTGATTTAGGCGAACAACTGCGACACCTGGAGTTGTTGTGGTATCAACAGCGAAATCACCGAAGATGGTATCAGCAAATGAAATCGTTGCCACTGATGTTGCTGCACCACCATCGTTTACTTCAACTCCGCCAAGACTAACAACAGTACCATCAGTTTTTTTCGAGTAAATTTTCTTGTCTGTTAAATTTACCGCAAGTTCACCTACTGCTAAATTGGCACCAGTTGGGGCCGCGCCTCCGGTTTCACTTCTTTTGATTTGAACTACTGTTGACACTGCTGCTGACATTCGCTAATCCTATCCGTCTTTTGTAAAGTTCGATTCTTCCCAGTCGGTCTTAGCGGCTTTCTTTTCAGGTGTAGTAGACGCAAGATTTGCTGCCTCTTCTAATTCCTGGATCTTGGCTGTCAATTCAGCCATCGTCTCGTTTGCTAAATTTAACTGAGTCTTTACCATGATATTATCAAGAGTAATTGCTTTAAGTTGTTCTGCCAAATTATTAATATACGAATTGATGAACTTAGTTTGATCCATTATGTATCTCCACAGAGTTGGGGTGGGACAGTCCCACCCCATTCTTATCTATTTATTAGTATGTTCCACCGTCGATATTACCGAACGAAGGAGCAACCCCTGACCCACCAGATTTTAGAACTTGTCCAGCAGTTCCAACTGCGGTTGCTTGGATAGCAGAAGTTCCGCTACCGAAGAGAACACCGTTAGCAGTCAGTGTCTGTGCACCAGTACCACCGTCTCCAACAGCGATTGCTGAAGCAAGCGACGAAATAGTTCCGCCCTCAAGGTTAGCAACAAGAGTAGCAATGGTGTAACCAGTTGCCGCTGTGTTAACAGTTGTGGTTGGAGCAGCTTGTGAGTCCTTGAAGAGTCTCCACTTACCGTCTGAAGCATCGCGGAAGATACCTGAGTAAAGGTCTAGCGAACCGCTGGTATCATACATACCGAACAGACCGATGTCAACTGCGTCAGTTGCGTTATTGTCGTTACCAACGAATACGAGAGGGTCGGTTACAGACAGAGTTGTCGAGTTAACAGTAGTTGTTGTTCCCGAAACTGTGAGGTTACCAGCAACTGTTACGTTAGCACCCGAAAGTGTAAGAGCAGTTGTGCCACCCGATGACTTAATGTCGTTTCCAGTAACTGTTAGATCACCAGCAACAGCAACGTCTGCACCCGAAAGTGTCAGAGCAGTAGCAGAAGATGACTTAATATCGTTTCCTGTGACTGTCAGGTCACCAGCAACGGTAACATCAGAACCAGCAAGAGTCAGGGCAGTCGCGGAAGATGACTTGATGTCATTTCCAGATACGGTAAGGTCGCCAGCAACAGTAACATCTGCACCCGAAAGAGTGATAGAAGTTGTGCCGCCATTTGCTTTAATGTCGTTACCGCCAACTGTTAGGTCACCAACAAGGGTAACGTCATTAGTAAGAGCAACAGTTACACCAGCATCTTCAGAACCTGAACCTGTGATAGCAATTTGGTTTGCAGTTCCAGCAACAGTAGCAACATAGTTACCAGTTGTGTCGGTTCCAAGAGCAACCGAGTTGGCAGCAATCGAAGCAACACCTGATTCGCTGATTGTGATATCGCCAGAAACGGCAGCATAGATGTAATCGCCAATATCTTCAGCAGTAATCTTCTTGTTTGCAGTTGCCGAAGCATCATAAACAAGGAATTCGTCTGCATCAGCAAGTGATGTCAGAGCAGTTGCACCAGTGATATCAGCAACGATAGCAACTTGGTTGTCTGAAACTGTTGTCTTGACACCAGCTGAACCAGCAAAAGTCAGAGTTCCACCAGTCGAGAAGGAATCCGTATTTGGAGTTCCTTGGTTATCGCTGATTGTGAACGAAGACGAAGCAGGTGAGGAGAATGCGAGTTGACCTGAACCGTTTGTGGTAAGGATCTGACCGTTTGTACCGTCTGCGGTTGGAAGGATCAGAGTAAGGTCAGCAGCCAGTGTATCGGCTGCCTTAAGAGTTACTTTGTTGGAACCATTATTTGTTCCTTCAGCAAAGGTTGCTTTGCCACCAACTGTTGTGGTTGCATCGATAAGACGCGCATCAACCTTGTCTGTGAAATACTTACCACCGACGGCATGAATTGCGGCAGAACCGCCTTCCACTGATTCGATGTAAAGTTTTGCACTTGCGCCGCTGTTGCTGGCGTCCTGTGCATATGCCATTTCACCTTCTAGGAGAGCGGATGTTGCTGGAGCAGTTGCGCCTGCACTTCTTTTAATTTGAATAATTGTTGACATTTAGACTATTCCTTTTGGTTGCCTTAGTTTGTTTTAATACGTTCCGCCATCAATGGCATCAAGGATAACAGTAGTTGAAGGGTTTACTGCTTCCCATTTTAGTGTCTCTGAGTTATAAACCAATGTATATCCATCCTGTAATCCTGCTGCGTCAACATTCGCCAAGGTCTCCACTTTTTGGGCTCCGCGGGTGCTAACTATACTCGTATTTATAGTTTTAGAATTTGGAACGGTTACTTTAATAGCCATTATTTTGTTACCTCTGGATTAACTACTACAATTCCTTCGAGAACTCTGATAGTTTCTTCATCGCTCACTACTTCAATATCGTAAACATATCTTCCTGCTTTAATTTCGGAAGTTTCTTCTGCCGTCAAAGATATAGTTACTTCGCCATCCAAGGGAGAAGTAATATCTGTGGTAAAATCTATTGCGGTGTTTGTATAAAAAGACCTACGCATCTGCGATGCGCCAGTGTAGTCCGAAAGATCTTTTGCATCTCCGTATTGATCACTGACTTCTATAGTAAAACTAAAGGTCGTTCCCTGATCAATATAAATATTTTGAACCTGCGCCATAAGAACCCTTATAAATGTATTTGAACTTATTTATAATTTTAGGTGAACTATGAAAACGATATTGATGCTAAAATATGGCACAAAATATTCCAAAGAAGATGTAGATCGTATTATCGAGGCCACTGGTGGCAAGTATAATTATGCCTGTATAACCGACGATACTACTCTTGATCCAAGAGTTAAAATAATTCCATTACCAGAAGACGTTGACGGAACTTTTATTAAAATATGGATGTATGGATTAGAAGACTTGGGTGATGTTCTTTACTTCGACCTCGATATTAGAATACAAAAAGATATCGATAATCTGTGGAATTATCTTGACGAACGCCCAACTATATGCTATACTTATTGGAAGGATATAAGTTGGGTGGATAAAAATGCTCGTTCTTATAGCGAACAATACTTGAGTAACTATAATTCTAGTGCCGTTTTATGGCGCTCTGGTAGTCCAAAAGCCAAAGAGATTTGGGAACATTTTGAAAAAGACATGGACTATTATATGATCAAGTATTGGGGTGACGATAGATTTCTATGGCACGAGAATTTTGATTTTAAGTGGTTTCCAAAAGGCGAGTTTTATTCTTTTCTCTATGGTGCAGACTACTACGACCCAGAGAAGAGAATTGTAGACAGATACCGACCAGAGTATACAGTATGTTTACTCAATGGTTTAGATTATTTTCCGGGATATGATAAGAAATATGATGAACTTTCTAACAATTAAATGGGGTGACAAATACTCATCTGATTATGTGAACAATCTATATCACATGGTAAAAAAGAATTATACCGGAGAGTTTAGATTTATTTGTTATACGGATGATGCCACTAACCTAGAGTGTGAAGTTCATCCTATTCCAGATGATGACTTACTACACCCAAAATATTACTTTGGAAAAGAAGCATTTTGTTTTGATAGAGCCAAGTTTTTAATTTTTAATTCAGAAGAATGGCTAGATTGCGAAGAAGAAGATAAGTTCTGCTATTTGGATTTGGATGTAGTAGTTCAAAATAACATCGATGAGATTGATATCTTGGCCGAGAAACCTAGAATAATTCACTGCTTATGGCAGCCAGAAAATCAAATAGATGATAGGTTCTTCATCGAAACAAGAGGTACATTTTTCAACTCTAGTATGATGCTTTGGTCATATGGCCAATGCCGTCATATATATTATGACGTTTATGAGAACAGTGAAATAGTTTTCAAAACATTTTTTAAGGGTAGTGATAACTATCATTATTGGCGTCAAAGAGACTTCTGGAAAAACATTCCAGAAAGTTGGGTATACTCTTGGAACAGAGGACGATATTATCCAGATGATGTAGTGCGTTTTAAATTTAGAGATGATGCCAAAATCTGCTTATTTAATACAGATAATGTTCCTCATCCATCTACTAAAGATCACGTTGAATTATCTGAATGTCATGACAAAAATATTATTGGATTGTGGAAATGAGAGTCAATTACGTTTGTTGTAAATGGGGTACCAAATACGATGCCGAGTTTGTCAACCGACTTTATCGGATGGCAAAGAAGCATACTCCAGATAATTTTGAGTTTCACTTCTATTGCTATACAGATAACAGTGAGGGATTTGACGCCGAGATTAAAGTCATCGACTTCCCAAATATTCCCAACATCCATCCGAAATACTGGTTTGGTTCAGATGATTTCAAATACGGTATGGCACGTTGTTGGGACAGACCAAAGACCTTCATCTTCAATACACACAACTTCGCAGAAGATAACCCCACTGGAAGGTTTGTCTTTTTCGACCTTGATGTCATCATACAAAATGATTTGTCGCCAATCATCACTTACGACCTAGAGAATCCTACCAAGTTGCGGTCATGGTGGCAAGACCCTAGACCCATGAAGTCTCGTAACTTTAAGTTATCTCATGGTGCATACACCAATGGTAGTTGTATGGTGTGGTCAGACGTTCAAACAGAATGTATCTGGCAGGATGTTCTAGAACATCAAGAGCGTATTTGGTTTACATTTACCGACGGAACAGACAACTATCACAGTTGGCGATGGGGCGACTTTGGTAATACTCCTCTATGGAAACATTTTCCTAATACTTTTGCATACTCATACAATCGCGGTCGCGACTGGCAAGAAGACGATTTGGAAGTCGCTAAATATAGAAAAGACTGTATACTATGTGTCTTCAATGTAGATTTACTTCCATTCCAAGACAATAGACGCGGTAAAGTGAAACAGGAATCCTTGGTTGATTCTGATTTGTTAGAGCATTGGAATGTTTAATGATTAATATCTACACGGTAAAATGGGGGTTCAAATATGATTCAGAACATGTTAATCGTGTTCTTGAACAATGTAGAGAACACATAACAACAGATTTTAATTTTTACTGCTTGACAGAACATCCAATTGGATTACACCCAGAAGTTGTTGTAATTCCGCTTCCAGCGGATAATTACTACGAGAAATGGTGGAATAAATTATATCTGTTTGATAGAAGAGTTGTGCCACAATATGGAGAAAAACTATTTCTTGACCTAGATATTGGCATTCAAAATAACATCGATTGCATTGTAGACCACGACCCAGAAGATGGTCTAACATTTGTTCGCACCCACTGGCATAACATGAAGAAAATGAAACGTGATACGCAAGATATTCCTCGTGCATACACCGACCTAAATTCTAGCGTGTTAAGATGGAATGATAGATTAGATACTGATAAGATTACCAAATTTGTTACAGATTATCCAGATCAAATGTTTTTTCATTATCGCGGTCTTGATAATCTTTTCGGACACAAAAGAGAAAATCTTTTAAAAATTAATTTTTTCCCAGACGGTTGGGTATACAGTTACAACTACGGATACATGTGGCCAATTGACGTAAGGGAACAAGTCCTTCGTGAAGAACCACTTATCTGTCTATATGATTCAATGGAAAGACCACAAGATGTTAAACTATAATTTTTTGAATAATCATCGGTATTGGGGTGAAGGGTTGGATAAAATTGCCCATGAAATGCCACACAAGCATGAAGATTTTCGCAAATCTATGAATCCAAATACCATGGAGGCTGCAATCTGGATGGTAGAACAATTGCAGAAAGTTAAGATGCCGGATAAGAAATTAGATATCACAGTTTTAAATTCTTGGTTAGGAATTCCTTTGATTCCCTTGTTGTGTGAAAACTTAGAAATTAGAAAATTGAATCTGATAGACATTGATGACGATGCATTAGAACTTTCCAAAGTTTTTAACAGACACTATTCTGAAACAGGAGTAGAATTGGACCATATTAACTGGGATATTCCGTTTGCATACCATGACATCAATGCGCTAGGAACAGATATTTTAATTTCGCTCGGATGTGAAACGATGTATCCGCTAAAGAAAATGACAACAGCAAATCCAGATTGTATATTTGCCTGCCAGTCATCAAATGTTTTTAGAGAAATGTATGGCATCAACTGTGTTCCTACGATTGAAGACCATATCGAAAACGTTGGAATAAATAGTGTTATATACCAGGGTCAGATTGAACAGTCTTATTGGTCATGGGATGGTAAAGTAGACTTTGATAGATTTATGGTAATAGGAAGGAAGTAATATGGGAAGAGTGAGAGTTGTTGCACCACCACCTCAAGATTATATACCAGAACCTTTGGTGCCACTAGTACCACCACCTGCGCCCTGGATGGAGTCTCCATCTGAGGAAGTAGTTGTGGAAGAGTGGGTCGATGAAAACTTTCAAGAAGAAATTATCGAAGTTGAGATTAATGAACCTTCTCAAGAAGAACTTGAGAGGGAACGAATCGCACAAGAAAAGCACGAAGAATTACAGAAACAAAAACTTGCAGTAGAAGAAGAAACGAAAGCCGCGGCAGAAATAATTGCTAAAGCAAAAGAGATTTTAGAAAATCCTCCAGTGAGAATTGAGACAGTAACAGAAACAGTTATAGAAACTGTTCACGTTACAGATCCAAAATTAGTAGAAGAATTACAAATTCTCAAAGAGGAAAACGAAAAACTTGCCAGAGAAAATGACAGAGCAGCAAAAGCAAAAGAAGAACAAATTTTAAAGGCGCGACAACAGGCAACTGATCAACGCAGCAATCAACACATGATTCAATTAAACATGACGCCAAAAATTCCATCGTTAATTAGTAAAATCAAAACATTATTTCGAAATCGCCGAATTAAGTCTGCTACTAATGTTGGAATTAAAAACTATGAAACTGCAATCCTCGAGAGAGCAAGAATTGCAGTTCCTAAGTTATTGGATGATATTGAAAACATGCACGAACAGTTGACCATTCTAGAAGACCTACTCACAAAATACAGTGAAGTTAAAAGCAATCAAGAAAGGTGAGTGGTATCCTCACCCGTAATATCTTCAACCATCGATTTCCAGAGGTCCTCATGGGGAATGACATAACCGAGAGTGAGACGCTTGCTGCGACTTCCAGCGCAATGATAGAAGACTTTATCAGGCTCACTCCGCCTACCGAAGTAGCCGACCTTGACCGACCATCCCTTGGGGTCCCAAAGAGTGACCATTTCTTTTGTTATTGGATCTAAATATCTAAAGTAACCGCCATTCTCTTCTGTGTTATAAGAAAGAAGAATGTTATAGCCGCTTGCATTCCAGTTTGTGTGCCAGCCCATAAATCCATTCTCTGGATAATAAACATGAACCGCGTTGTTCTTAGCACCTAGAAACGAAATTAATTCACGATTAAGTTTCTGTTGCTTCTCGCGGTGAGTGGTCGGAACAGAATCTACCATTCCGATATCACAACAGAAAGCGGTTTCTGGATACCCCTCATGTTCACCGTCTTTACCGACTAGTTCATTCATATACTTTTCAGAAGTGCCAGTATCGATATCAAATCCTCGGCGTCTATCTGGCTCTCTCAATTTGTCGTGGTCTGTTTGCGAAAAGAACCACTCCGCATAAGGAGTAAGAATTTCCAGAAGTTCTGGATTTATATTTTTAGAAACCTTCATTATTTGTCCAATACGGATGGCGGTAACGTATAGTGATAGATGACAATCTCTTGTCCTTGCAATTCTTCTTGTTTATAACCAATGACAAAATTCCACTTTGCATCTGGATCAGGAAATCTTCCTGTCTTTACACCCATATCCCCATAAGTCAATAAGCGCCACATTGTAAATGTGTCCCACTGTAGTGCTTCTTTTGGATAGTGCTGTCTGTCGTAGCCGGGTTCATTCTGCTTACAATATTCGCCCCACCAAGCACTCATCAATTTGAGTGTTTGTTCATTATTACGATAGACAAATAGACCGCAATGCTCCGTCATTTCCTCTGTTTCGGAAAGTTTAGTTAGTGCAGCGTTATACGGACGATTGGCAGTAAAGATTACATCCACATCATCTGGTATCTGTTCAAAGATTTTTCGAATATCGTCGTGCTGAACTTCTGTATCACAGTCCATATAAACTGTCAAGTCATATGGAGTTTTATCTAGGGCCCATAGTTTGGCCCTCTTGTGATACGGAACACCATATGTGATGATATTCTCAAAGATTGCGTAATCTTCTGGTTCCACCCATTCTGCATGAGTGAATAAAGTAATCTTTGCTTCTGGCCAATAGTCTAGAAGTGATAGTGCAGAGTTTTTCGCGGCTCTATAGTAACCTCTACGAAGAGATGCTACGTAAACAAATCCGTTATTCTGCATTCTTTTCTTCTTCCATGATAAGCATGGTAGCATATGCCATAACTTCAAGCGCAGACTTCGATCTACGGATCTTAGTTTTTAAGGCTTTGTTCGTGGAATTTTTTATAATAGCTACTTCAAAGGCTTCTAGCTTTGCCTCGAAAAGAGTCTCGTCTTTACGGCGCTGTTGATCGACCTTCGATCTTTCCATACGCTGGCGAACTTCTTCGGTGCGGCGTTCTTCGCGAAGTCGAGTATTTTCATCAATATCTTCTTCAGTAAACTTTTCCATAATAGCAATATAGTCTGGATTGCCACCTTCACCTGATACAGATGCTGGTAGTCTCTTACCATCTGGATAGATGATAATTACCATTACTTGCTGTAGTTCTTTATTTAACCAAAAAGGTTCTTCGTAATCTTTAGTTTCGACAATAACGGCCGAATCCAATACGATGGCGTCTTCATCCACAATCATTCAACTCTCCATAAAAAGAAATAATATAAAGTATATAGTATAGTTTAAGCAGTGCGAACCCAGAGAGATACTGTTGATACGGTATCTTTAGTTGCTTGAATTGTATCGCCCGCATATGTGCCAGAATAGGAACCTGTGTAAGTTCTGTTACCAGAATAACTTCCTGAGTAAGTTCTCGAACCAGCAAATGAGTTCGCGTATGTGCCAGAATAAGTTCTGTTACCAGAATAGTTAGCTGAGTATGTTCGCGAACCAGAATACGTTGAGGTGTATGAACCCGCATAGACTCCTGAATATGCTACGTTGGCATAAGTTCTGGTACCAGCGAATGAACCAGCAAAGTTAGTTGATGCCGAAACATAGCCCGCATTGGCGTAAGTTCTGCTACCAGCGAAAGTACCACCAACAAAACCACCGTAATATAGAATATAGTTGGCAGAATATGTTCTTGAACCGGCAAATGATCTAGTACCAGCGAAGTTGGTCACATATGAGCCGGTATATGTTCGCGAACCTGAGTATGTGTTTGTTCTGTTACCGGCAAACGATGATGCATATGCGGCGTTTGAGTATGTTCTAGACCCAGCATATGCTACGTTAGAATATGTTCTGGTACCAGCAAAAGTATTTGCATATCCCGCTGGTGTATAAGTTCTAGTCCCAGCATATGCTACGTTAGAATATGTTCTAGTACCAGCATATGAGCCGGTATAGTTTACAGACGCGACTTGTTCACGAGTATCAGAAGCTGAACCCATGCTAACCCAAGTGCCAGGAGATGGCGATGATGCTTGGATCTTATATGTACCAATACTGGTGCTGATAATACGATTTCTGAAATAAGGAATCATTTCCTGAATTTCAGTATCGGTCATTTGCTTTACGTTATTGCCACTATATGTTTTCAGTGGACGAAGATCGGCATTCGGTGATGTTGTAGCCGCAGTCTTCTGCCAAAGATAATAAGTTGTGTTACCACCATTTGCAACGTCAGTAATTGTATAGCGCGAGGTCCATGTACCACCAGTTGGCGCTGAGCCAGCAAGACGATACTGACCTGCAGTATACTCTGATTCAGTAACCATTGCTGTGACCGCTTGGTCAATAATATCATTGCGGATCTGAGCATCTGTCATTTGCTGAATTGCAGCGTCATATTGCAGCGGACGATTTGTTATTGTACCAGTATCATTAGCAGTAATTTGCTTTGCATAATACGTTACGGTGTCTACAGCACCAGTAGCAGGGTGAGTACCAGTCGCTTCTGTTCTGTCAGTATCAACAAATGTGCCGATTGCGGTACCAGAAAGTGCGTTTGCTGTATCAATATTGAGGTCGGCGGTGTTAGAACCATTACCTACTGCACCGGCAAATCCTACTGTGATCTTATTAGCAATATAATTTTTAACTTCCACATTTGACATGGTTTGCAAACCCTGAAAGTTTGCAGAAGTAATCGGTGTAGTAGATGCTTTGAGCTTTAAAGGGTTCATTTTCTATAACCTTAATTTAGTCTTGTGCCGCTTGAATCAAATACCAACAGAGGTGTCAGTGAATACCAATCTGTAGCATCCTTAGCAACAAAAGTAGCAGATGAACCAGCAGCTACCGTGATAGCAACGTTAACCGTTCCGCCATTGATTTTGTCTGATACATTTGGGTAAACTAGAAGATTTGTTGCAGTAGTATTAACAACTGTATAAGTCAACGAGGCGGCGGCTGTTGGAAGTTTGACACCTGCTCCAGAACCTACTGTAGTGATAATATTGTAAACATCCGAAAGTTCTGTTGCTCCAGACTGGTTTGTTCCTGCCGCAGAAACTGTAGCCGAGATGGAAGGCTTTAGATCACCCGTTAGAGTAAGATTACCAAACGTAGGATTATCACCCGATTGATACTTGTCAGTATTAAGATTGTTGAAGTTATTATCAACTTCGGTATTTGTAAGTGGCGACCCCTTTACGGATCTAAGTGTAATTGTGGCCATATCTATCTACCTTGGTTCTGTAATATTTGCTGCAACAACAATTTGATATCTAGCATCTCTTGTTTCACACTATTTATATCATTTTCAAATTGTCGAAGCTGATTTGTTTGTTCTCTATCTTTGTTTTTTCTAGCTTTGTATGCTGATAATCCAGCAACATCGGTAGAAATAATGGCTTTTGAATGGCCATCTCTAACATATTTAGTTGTGTCGTCCAGATGATATCTTTGTCTCATGTTATACCTGTAGAGCTATTGCACGAAGTTCACGACATTTTGGAACAACACTGGTTTGATTTGAAAGAAGAACTACTTTAACTGCGAAAGTTTTGTAGCCCGTGTAAGTTACGCCGTCAGTGGTATATTCCAATACGCCATCACCATTCAATTCGGTCGATGGAATATCATATGTATACTCAATGAAACTGGATGAAGTGACAGTCGGCGGAGTAGTTGTTAATTCGATCCAATCTTTTTCTTCAAACGGTGCGGGATCACTTTGATGTAGGAATCTACCATATACCTTTACGTCTGTTCCATTTGGAACATACTGACTTAGATATACTCTAAGGTCTTCTGCTTCTTGTCCGTCATCTAGAACAACTTGACGAGAAACATACTTTGATCTTGCTTCACCGATACCAATATCTTCGTCTGTCGCATCATTATTAACATCGTTTGCGATTGCAATCATAGAACATTTTCTAAGATCAATAACAGGCGAAACAGTAGACGTTTGGGATCTCATACCAAGTTGAATTTTAAACGACTTGTCTCCATCGAGATCGTTTTGCTCATTTGAATATGAACGAATAGCAGCATCGATGGTCAATTCCGTCGTTTTATCTGGCACAAAATTCTCATATGTTGTCGATGCTTCTGTTTCGGAACCAGTATTTGTCGTGGCAGAATATGAAAAAATGAGTTGGCATGGAGTATGATCCATATATGCAAGATTGGCACCCAATGCATTCAACACTTTATCTTCAAGTTCTGCTATTAGAGCATGAGAAGAGCCGTTGCCTACTCGGTCATTGACAGTGAAGTTTCCACTCTCAACATAAATCTTAGCCACGTTGTATAGAGTATCGTAAGTATGAGCAAAACCGGAATTGAGAGTAACACCTATATTTGCATTCGATCCACCAGTCATAGTCAAAGTTGGATTGCTGGTGTATCCGGCGCCGGGATTTGTCACTGCTACATTAGTCACTGCACCGCCGGTAACAGTAACTGCAACCGTAGCATTCGTTCCGCCTGTGGCTATTCCACCACTTAATGTGCGGGCAACAACAGTTGTAACTGTGTATGTTAGACCGGTTAGCGTGCCAGCAGTAGTTACGATTGCGTCACCAGATTGAGTTGTTAGCGTGAATCCAGTAACTGCGCCAACCGAACCGGTAACAGCAGAAACCTTATAGACAGTTCCTGTCGCATAACCAGATATTGTAGCAGTACCACCCCGAGTACCAGTGATAGTTACAAGATCACCAACAACAAGTTTCGAAGCGCCGCAAGTAAACTGGCCTGCGGTTCCAGAAACAGCTACAGTAGCAACAAGGGCACTACCATAACCAGTGCCTGCGTTGATTATATTAAACGAGAATCCATGAATTTTATCACCAGGAGAAAATTCAGAACTTGAGAAAGAATCAAATTTTGCGTAATCGATATCATGTGTATTCAGTGCGACCGTACCAGTTGTGTCGATTTCAAAGTTTGCTCTCTGTAAACTAAACTTAATATCTTCTGCCTGCCATGCGGTCCAAGTTCTGTTGTTCGCAGATGTGAATAAAACACCGACATTAGGCTGTTCTGAAATACGAGTTGTTGTGTTGAGTTGGTCTTCGCCCAATTCAGACACCCAAATTTCATAGTTAGGGTCATTACCCGCAGGAAGAAGAACAAAACAATATTCAGTATTGTTTTGTAAGAATACTGGCGACGGGAAAGTAAACTTAGTTGACGTATCACCATTTTCGGCATCGATGTTTACCTGACCAGGAGATAGTGTTACTTCACCAAAAGGAATTACTCTATCACCCGGATAACCATTTATGACTTCGCGGAGTTGCATCGTGATAGGATTTGTCAAAGATTTTTTCTTAAAGAAAACATCCAGTGAGGTCACATAACATCCAAACGGCACTTCCGAAACTATAAACGTCTGAGCGATTGGATCCATTCTCCAGCGCATAAAGTCTGTTGGGAATATAAAGTCATCAAATACGACTTCTGCTGCCGGCTGAACAATCGGCGAAGGGTCAGGAGCAGTTGGCGGAGTGACATTCGTGACATTTGTGATATTATTAGTAACGTTGGTCACAGATGTATTATTGATATTTTGTGTAACCTGAGTGACTTCGGTAACATTTGTCGTGTTATTAATTGTTGTAAACGTATTATTCACAACAGTTGTTTGAACAACACCAACTGCTCTTTCACCTAGTCGATTTGTTGTCGTATTGCTATCGGAAACTGATCTGCTATCTGAGAGGTTCACTGCTGCCACGTTGGCAACTCTTGTCGAGATTACAGTATCTTGGACACTTTGTGATAAACCATTTGCAGAGAATGTCATTGATGCAGAGGTAGTAATAAACTTAGCTCTATTTTTAGAATCATCTGCAAGTCTGAATAGCTTTTCTCCAACACGGAAAGTACCAGCAGGAATTCTGAATTGACCAAAGCATTCACCCGATGCATTCGTGATTAGCGGATCGCCATAATCACCAGTTGCTAGGGATGAGTTTTGAACAGAATTTGTTGTGCCACTAACAATACCAGACAGTGGACGACAATGATCCTCAACAGTAGCGCCATCAAAGAATGGATAAACACGAGAAAGCGGCTTCATTCTCGTTGCTTTAAACGTTACTATAATAGAACGCATAAACGGAATAATAGAAGTATTTGTTACTCTAGGACCAATTCTCTGAGTTTGCGTTTCCGGTGTTACCGAGAGTTGGACGCCTTGGCGAGTTTGTCTTTGTTCTGTTGTAGTCGTTACAATAGCAATATCTTCTTGGAAAAGAGTATCGCCTCGTATTGCAGTGTTACCTGCCGCAACCTGTATATTTGTAGAAACTCTACCAGTTCCGGTATCTTGCCAATCTTCCCACTGGGTACCCCATGCATCGGCAAGAGTTTCCCATGCATCATAGTTACCATCAAAGTTAGCAGAAATATCAGGAAGTGTTGCGGTATCGGTCCAGTTATCGACTGGCGGGTCAAGTTCCATATCACCGATATATGTGAACAGAAGTTCACCGGTGCAATTACGGAACTTAGATGCTTGCAACTGGCTTATCATTGTATATTCTACATACGGCAGTGTCAGTAGATCACCAGTTTTTGTAATGTTAGTGGAGTTTGTTGAATCGTATTGTAGATCCACATTTTCCATAAAGAAAAATGGACGCATTTCTTTTGCGGTAGGATCGATAGCAATATGGTATTCATTACTTAAAACATTACCGACATTATGACCAGTGAAAGCATCCACAAGAATACCATTCTTGAAGCGATCTAAGCCATTGGTATCTGTAATGCTTAAATCACTGGCAGATTTTTCCAGTAAATTTAGCGAAGTGTAGTATTCCAGTCGATTCAGTCGTTGTTCTAGCTGACCAATATCGCGCATTGTATAACGACGATTATCAATCGTCTTATACTTAACCCCATAATCCGGTCTACCCACAGATTTAGCAACGTTGGGTGCCAGCGAAGGATATGGAGGAATATCCACAATCGCAATAGACAGAGAATTCTCTGGTTCTATCGGTTCAACGGGAGATAAGGAAGAGACACCATATACAGAGGAGAATACACCCTCGTCGTCCATAACAATTCTATCTTTACGTCCTAGATAATACTCAATGTCTGTAGTAAATTGTTCTGTCGGGAAAGGCGTAATAATTGCAAGACCAGTAGGACCACTTGGTGAAGAACCTACTGCAGGATTAACTGTCGCTGAGCCAGGACTTGTAGTGAATGTAATAGTATCATCCCAGCGAGGACGAAAATCTAGTGTGTCGCGAAGATCATATGTGACCCCGGAAGTTGTAGAGGTATAAATTGGAATTTGTTCTGTGCGAATTTTACCCGCAGGTGTCGTTTCGTCATCTACAGGATATGAATCAACAGTGTAGAAGTTGTATACAGTAGATGGAGAACCGCCATGAGTAAAGTAGTCAAATGTCACAACCAACTTTTTGTCTGTTAGCGTAAGACTTGTACCCGGCTTTTTTACAATTCTGGCGTTTGCGTAGAAGCCGTCTCGTTGACCAGTATCGAAGTTGAACAGCGAAGTTACATCTGTTCCGTCTGCCTGAATAGCTGCCGCGGTCTCATCGAAATCACCAATCTTTACCGTGCGAAGTTTGTAACCATCAGACGCACCCAAATTATATGTGCCTGTAGTGTTGCCACTATCTTCGGTATCCAGAACAACTACTGCGCTTTCTTTAAGTTCCTTAGTTACTTTATTTGCGTTAGCAACTTGTACCTTACAGTGAACGCGAATGTTTGTGGCCGCGCTGATTGCTCCAGGGAAAGTTATTGTAATCTGTGTTCCAGTATTAGTTACAGTTACACTAGCAGTAGATTGTAGATTTAATACTGAACCGATTTCATATGCCACACTATTAATAGTGCAAGCGGCCTTAGTAGTAATGAGGATATTATCTAGAATTTCTGTGTTAGTTAGTGTTCCAACCGTAAACGGAAAACTCTCGGGTGAACTTACCGAGAATGTAATAGTGTTGCTGCTATCAATAGTATCATCAAACTGCTTGCTATAAACAAAACTGTTATCAACGGAAACAGGATTTGTAGTCTTCAATGCTCTAGCAGGAAACTTGAAAAGAAGGCTGTTGAACTTACTCTCGTATAGGTATGCTTTGCTATCTACCAGAACAACGTTTGCATGGCCGTCGGCGGTTGTATCATAGTAAACACCCTTAACATCTTCGAAGTTATATGAGGATGTCATTTGAATGTCGTAGAGATACATACGGAATTGCGTATTATATGCGCCAGGTGTGCCAGTCTCGTGAACAATATGGCGGACTCTAGCTGTACCGATTTGTGATCCTGGTGCCGCCGTGGCAGATTGTGCGCCACCCGTTGGAGAACCAGAAGTACCAATAGCGTTGGCGGCGGTACCGCGAAGAGATACAGTATCACCCGCTGCAATATCCCAGTTACCGCAGAAGTTGTCTACTAGAATATAGCTACCAAATGCAGTAGAGATAGGAACTTCATTTACAACCTTAGTTGTATTTCCTTTTGGAACAACTATATATTCTGTTTGCCTGGTTTCGTATGCATAACCGCGAACATATGCTTTACCGGCTTCGATACCAATTGCTAAAAGCGTCTCATCACCGCCCGCTGCGGGGGTGGTCGCATTGTATGGTATTAGACCATTATTAGTTCCTGTGTCAAGGTGTTCTTTGATTAAAATAGGAAACGCTTTTACAGTATAGTTGCCCGATTCATCGAAAGTGCGTTTTGCAAGATTGCGACCAAGGTCGGCATAAATGCGGTCTTCGTTTACAGTATTTTGTAACTTACCACCAACAATTGATATATACTCTGAGAAACCGTCGTCTGGCGTGGCATCTAGCGCATATTTTGCAAGAGATGCTGTTGTTACATATCTATCGGCACCAGGCGCTGCATAGTTAAATGTACCCTGTGCAGGATCCAAAAGATCGGGGTCAGTTTCATGTGTAACAATACTTTCTACAATCTCGAACCCAACTCTAAAGTAAGGGTATGAATTATATTTTAGTAGTTCGAGAGTAGTTTTAGTAAAAGGAAGAAACTTACCATCTAGAAAAATAATACCATCATCTAGAGTTACGAATGACCCTCTACCATAATAATAATTACCTTCTTCAAAAGTATCATCTACTACAAAAGTATCAGTAACTTGATCGCCGGTTTCAGATTCTATTACACGAATTGTTTCACCTGGAGAAAAGTGAACTGCGTCCGTGGATCCATCGCCCGTAAGATATCTCAAATAAAGTGTGTTAAGATCAGGTGAGTCGGCTTCCGAGCCGCCGATGGCATAAATAATTTCTGCTTGTATCGAAGATGTTAAGCCAATTACTTTAGCACCGACATAATCTTCAATATCTTGAATCAAAAATCCAGAAGCATCTTCATCTAGAACTTTAATGAAGTCCCGTGCGGTGTCTAGTTTGAACTCACAACCTGCAACTACAGAACCATTTTTAAAAACATGGTTGCCAAATTTTCCAACCTGATCTTGAAGAATGGATTGAAGTTGTGTTAATTCTCTTGCCTGAACAGCATAACCCGGCTTGAACAGAATTCTATTGTAATTGTTTGCAATCGCATCCGCAGCATCATCATAATACGGGGATACATTTAAGTCCAAGGCCATGTGTAACTTCTCTCTTAAAAGTTAATAACTGTTCTAATCTTTTCTACTTGATCTGCTTGTCTATTAATAGGCAGACGATTTTCTATATAAAGAATCTCACCTGTAGTATTAATAACATCCGGACTAGTTAGACTATTTATAGTCAATCCAGTAACGCTCGTTCTATTATTTGTCAAAACAGAATCTACTGTGATAACTGGAATTACGGGAAGAAGATATACTTGATCTGTAGCTTCTTTAATCTGAGCAACAATAAATCTTCCGCCACCGTCTGTCGAAATGGAATCATCGTTAGAATAAACGGTGGTATCATCGACTGTAATTACATAACAGGTAGTGCCAGTGTCTGCCATAAAATTCGCCAGTTCATCGTCCAATGGATTTTTAACTATACCAAGTTGACGATAATCGTTATTGTAAAAATAATCAGTTGTGTCATTTGTCAAATTGACTGAAAGACAAACTGTTTTGGCATAAAGTTCTTTAACAGGATTTGCGCCATGTCCATAATATGGGGAAACAGTTGCAGTGGCGGTAGCACCAGAGCCAAAGCCTAGAATATTATTAAATGATATCTCTGCAAAGGTATATCCTGTACCCGGGTTAGTAACATCAACACGTTCAATTCTACCCAATTCATCTATAAATGCCACTGCTTCCGCGCCAGATCCGTCACCGGATATGGTAACAAGAACGTCTCCTGAAGAATAATTCTGTCCAATTTGCAGTAAATTAATTCTATCTACCGTGCCTGGAACTGCGGCGGCTTCAATACTTTCTTGAACCAGAGATACTGGAATACTACCTAGAGATACTTCTGCGGTAGCACCAGCACCCGTTTCATTATCAACAATTTCAATATATGCAAATGAATAACCATATCCCGCATTGGTGATGTTAATATCTGTAATTGCACCCGTGGTAACTACCGGAACCGCTGTAGCTCCTACCCCGTCACCATGAATAAGAACTGTCGGTAAATCTCCTGAAACGTATCCTGAACCACCAGAAGTTACGGTGATATCATCAATTTCGCCATTGATGTCGAATAACGGAACACCTACTCCTGCCATCTTACGAACTGGAATAAAATCTGGAGTAAGAAACTTCAATTCATCTGAGGCTTCAATTCTAAACATGTATTTCCATACATATCCATCTGGAAGTATGAATGCATTAGTGGTATCTGTGCTGTTAGGTCTATTAAAACTTGGCGCACCATCGTTATTGTTTAAACACTTGTATACACGCATATCATCTGTCAGAACATAGAAGTCCTTGGTTGACAAATCATCTACATCATCGTAATGATCATAAATGGTACCAGCTACCCAATCGATACGACGAATCATCATAACAGCATCCGAGGCTTGGACACGCTTAACAAACATCATATTCCTATGTGTTTGGCTATTATAAGACTCGGTATCAAGTGGGTCTTCTGGTGTGTCAGTCGGTGACCATTGCGTGGTTTTACCCACGAAGAAATAAAAGAAGTCGTTCTCGTTAACTACGTCACGATAGAAACTTCTTGCTAGTTCATTTCTAGCCAATGTTCTTAGCAATAGAGCCACAGTTTATTACCTATTATTCTACAGTGACAGTCCAAGTGATTGTCATCGAGTCACCTGCAGCCTTGTTGATAACTGCAAACTCGGTACGGCAAAGCATTGTGCCACCGGATGATGCATTGAAAATGCCTGCTTCTGTAACTGCGCCCGTACCTGTACCCGCAGCGAACGATGCAATATAAGCAACCGAGTTACCTGTAACCGTTGTAGAAGTTAGCGATACGCGACCCAGTTGTGTCTGTAGGGCAGTATCAGCCGGGGCAGGGTCAGTTGTACCCGAACCGATTGCCATGTGAGTCATTGCTGTTGCCGTGGCATCTTTCATGCGCGAAGCGATGTAGTCTAGACCTGTATCAACAACAAGGTTAGTAACATTAAGTTCTTGCTTTAGATTGCCGTTTTCGTCTGTAAGGACAATACCTAGGGTACCCTTAGCAGTCAAGAAATCTGTTTTTCTCATGAGATATTATACCTTCTTCCTGTGTTAAATCGAATTGTTACTTCCAACGTAATCGCCTGCTTCATAAGCGCCAGAAGTGTAATCATATGACCAATAGTCTTGTATATTTATACTGCCAGAATCATTTGCATTTTGAGTTTCGCTTATATTCTTCGTTATATCTGTATTGACCAGTTCCGTAGAATGAGCGGTATCTAATGCATCGTTAAAAAGTGCATATACGGGATCAATAGAATTGACTGTATCAATTGCCGTCACGGTTTCGTTGATAACCTTAGTGATTACCATATATGGTATACTATCACCGGAAGCCACTGTTTCTGTTAGACCCTTTGCAACTTCGATTGATGCATTATCAATTGCAGATAGAATAATATCTGCCTCTGTGATGTAATCTTCTGCGAAATAATCTCCTAAAAGATATGGAGCTGCAGTATCAATCGTTTTATCAACAAATTTGTCGAAGTCAGATATCAAACTATCTGACATACCCATTGTAGATTCGCTTACTACTCTTTCGAATCCAAAATAGATATTATCATCGGTGGTAAGTGGAATATCCAGCAGGGTTTTACCCACATCAAAGGTATCAATGATATCACTTGTTACCGGAGTATCAACCACACTCTTACCAACAGAAAAATTGTTAAGAATATCAGAAGAAGTAACAATATCATCACCAGATATATGCTCAAAGGTAGTTCCTCCGATTGAAAGATAATAACCAAATGGCATTGTAGCACCAGAAATAATAGTAATAGCACCTCCGCTATCGATACTAATAGTCATAGTATAAAGACCACCACCACCGGTTATTTCAAAAGTAGTACCATAAAGTGCGCTGGCATTATCAAACGGAGTAACATAAGAAAATGATACGTTCTTACCGACATGAGATACATGTTGCTCCTCGGCAAGATATGTATCATTAAGTGTCTTCCTAAAGTCTACTGCAATATCATAACTTACACCAAGAATTTCTACTGCTCGAACAATTTCAACTGGGAATTCATAGAAGTGAATTGGTTGACGAGCAACTTCAAACGAAGCACCAAGCTCTAGGGTGCTACCTAGTAATAGTTCACTGAATATGGCCATACCGGCTGGGTGAACAGTGTTTTTCACCATTGTCATCCAGTTAACAGATGGCACCTTTGAGCGAAGAACATACGAATAATTCTGGTAATAGTAATTGTCTTGGAGTTTATTAACATCCGACAACATACCTTGACGATTCTGGAATCCTTCTTGTATCGAAGTTATTGCTCCAGTAGTGAATCTAAGAACACAATTTGATCCAGATGTCGATGTTATCGTAGCTGTAAATGTCTGTGCTTCAAATCCACTACCACTTGAGAAGATTCTTACCTTTGTAGGTCTTCCTTGAGCATTAACGCTATCAATAATAACACTGGCTCTATTATCTACGCCGAACTGAACGTAATCACCCGCGAAATAATTTAGAGACGTATCTGGGAAACTGAATACATATTGCCCAGTTGATCCGCTTTCGGAAATTGAGTATACTTCACCCTGTAAGAAGCCGTAATTCGGTGTGCCAGAAATACTAACAATGTCTACGGTATCTGTAATGCTACGAGTAAGATAACCATACTTATCCGCAAACTCATCAATATAAACAAACGACCTTATGCTATCGGTGCTAAAGGATACGATAGTGGATTCTTCTGCGTATCCAGTACCTCCTGTTAACATCGAAACATATTCAATACCACCGGTAGCATTTAGATGCGGGAATTGCATTATAGCCACTACCGGGTGCATCCATAGCATCGATGAAACGCTGTTCGTCGCCAGTACCTGCAGAGGTAAAATTGATAAAGTATTCTTTAGATAACGCATGAAAATTGCCGACACCCACTGAGGTAAGATTCAACTCACTATATGTTGAAATAGTTACATAGTCTGCCGCAAAATAAGTATCATCTAAACAATATCTTGGATCACTATCGATTAAAGATTCCGCAAGTTTGATTGTATTGTTATTAATTTTAATAACATAATACACACCGAAATCATCCAGCCCGCCAATTCCGGTAGAATCTGCCTTATATACAACCAGATCGCCAGTATTATAACCATGTGCCGCTATCGTTATGGTATTAGTAGAAATGTTTACATTGGCACTTTTAAAAAAAGTTCTTGTAGGAACTTGTTGCAACGCAATTTTGTCACGATACAATCGAAAATATCTACTGTCAATTACTTTAACAAAATATTGTCTATATGGAATTAATCCGCCAATTGCCGAGCCTTCCATAGGATCATAGATAACACAATCGCCAGTTGTAAACCCATGGTCTGGAATTAAAAATCTGGCATATATGTCAAAGTTTTCAGCCGGATCGAAGTCTCTAGAAGAAACTGCCGGGTCACCTGTTATCGCCTTGATTTCGCCATCAACAACAAGGGGCCTGGCATTTGCGCCCGCACCAGGAAGAATGACAACATCATTTTCTTCTTGCTTAACAAAAAGTTCATATGTTGGAACAGTAGAGTATGCTAGTCTTGTTACTTCATCAACTATAATATTGTATGTTTCAAACGTAGAAACGCTACCAATATCAATGTAAGAATATATCTTTGCTCTTTTACCCTTTAAATCAAACGGGTCTAATGAGATAGTATCATCTGTTGTGATACGCATCTTTTCGCGATTTATCCATACACCATCAGAAGGCTTTAAAACATAAGTTGACGGATATATAATATCAACATGTTCGTTGAAGAAGGTTCTAAAAATGAATAGAATACTTTCTTCTGACCCCTTTGCTTCATAAAACTCTCTAATGAATTTTATAAGGCGACGATCCGTAATAAGCGAATCTTTAGGAAACATCTGTAGATATTGTTCACGAAACGAGGGAATAAAGGTTTCGAGTGTATTATTAATATCAGAAAACGAGCTGGCATTCAATAGGACATTATTCACCTCTCCATCCTGATCTAGAAACTCATAGTATTTTTCTAGAAAAAGGACGAATTGTGGGAATTCTGCTTTAATATAATCCGGAACTTGATTTGTAATCAAATATGCCAGAGAATTTTTGAAATCCGACATGTATTAAGTTCCGATAATATTAATTGTTGTACCTGAGATATAATTTCCAGCACCAGAAATAGTAGAAGTATCTTGCGCTAAAACCAAATTCTTATTTGCATACGGGGTGACCGCATACGTATAGGAAATATCCTCATTTACTGGTGCCATAATGATGTCCGGTGATGAACCTTGTGGCTTAATATAAATTCTGAGATAAAGATCCGTGCCAGAAATAGTATTAATATACAAACTAGGTATCAAGATTTTACCTGTTCGATAGTCTATTGTTCCTACGGCAGTTGATATCAGAAGATTGTTTTCGTCATATAAATCTAATACACCCGGTAGCGAATCATCTTCGGTATAACTATCTCGTAGATAACATGTTACTTCTTTACCCGATGGCAATATTGTGGTAAAAAGGTTTGATCTTACACTATTCGGTGCGATTGTAGTATTGTATGCAAATGAAATTCTATTATTTTCGGCCGCGAATGGCTCATATGCTCTATGTAGATTCATTTCTATATTGGTGGCATAGATAGAAGTTGAAACAGAATTTAATAATTCTAACAATTCTGAATAGTAAAAATTCTTTTTTACTTTAGAAGTTGTATTTACAAAATAACTCGCTAAGTATTCAGACATAGTATTCTGAATAACAGACGCCGACACGGATGTATTATTTTTTAAATATCTGGCTGTTATGTTAAGGCTAATATAAAGATATGAAGGATCCACAAATACTGGCTGGATTCCAACTACACCTCTAGGCTTTAGAATGTCCCGTGCAATAGATGTTTTATCGGATTCCGTGATAACGCTATTTGGCAGAGGCTCAATTGAAACGAAAACTTTACCATAGATAGGAGGGTCATTATCTTCTCCGCCCCAAACAGTTATCGAATTGATATTGCCGTATTGACTTTCAATCAATGCCGTATAGTCCTCAGCGGTTACGGCTCTATTCTTTGTAGCATTGAATTTAGGTGCAATGAAGCGAATTGAATCAGTTGATTGGGCTTCTGCACCGCCAAATGCAGCGGCGGCCGAAACAGAAATTATTTCTCCTGTTCCAAGAATTACAGATTTTGCGGATAATCCTGTGACAGAGTTTGCGCCTATCCCACCACTTACAATATAGTCTATAGTAACAATATTACCGACTGTTAATTTTTTACCCAAAACGTTATCACCAAAACGAACTTCAATTAATCCATTTGCATTTTCTTCCACGAAGAATGCTCTTGAAGTTTCCGTGAGTGAAACGATGTTCTGATTTTGAACGAATGTTTGAAGGTCTAATTCAGATGAAGATGTTTGGACTCTACATACTATTGTAGAAGTGTCAACATTTCTATTTAAAAGTTCGAACGGCCCAGACACAGTATCTGCCGTAACGGTAAAGAAGTTATTGGTTCTTACACCTTCAATTAGAGTTACAACGAAAGTAAAAGTTCCGTCTGCTTTTGTTGCAGTAATATCGTCTTCAGGATAAAATGTATACGTAACACCATCTGAACCAACTCCCTTAAACCCTAGGTTTTTACTTAGAGTTGCCGTGCTGGATGTATACGATGTCGGAGGAGTTATTTCAATTGTGGCCTCAACTCTAGCGGAGCGAATGGAGCGGGGATTATATCCAAGAGACTTAGAAATCGAAACGACAGACGATCTTTTTACCGCGCTGTCTATGAACATTTCATTTGCGAGAAGGTGGGCAAGCGTTGCGTTATAGTGAGTATTATACGCAAGTAGGTCAATTAAAACCGATAGACCAGATCCATCAAAGTTGTAGTCCGCAAACTCAGTTTGACTTTGTAGATATGTCTTTAGATTTTCTCTAATGCCAAAGAAATCTAGTTCGGTAACATTTAATTGAGCCATATTATCTGCTTCTTCTTAGAATAGTTGAAAAGTTAAAAGGACCTTCAATACCAAAGACATAAAAAGTAATGTTTACCGTAAAAGCATTTGCATCATATTCAGGAATAACCTCTATGTCTTGCGCTCTAACTCTTGGCTCATATTTGTTAATCAATATTTCAAGTTCTAGTTGTAATCTATTGGCTGTAATAACATCGATATTTTCAAACAATAATGCGTATATAGGAGACCCTAATTTAGGTTGAAAAGGTCGCTCATAAAATCTAGTAAGCACTAGAGTTTTAAGAGATTGTTTAACTGCATTGACATCATATTTCTTCGCAACATCACCCGTCACAGGATTAGCTGCAAACGAAAGATCGAAGTCCGAGTATATTCTGTTTACTTGTTTAATAGACATAAGTATATTTATACATTAAATTAGCCTCTGAGACCAGGCATTTGATCAAATTGTCCTTTCTTTCCATAAGGTTCGTCCCTATAGAAACTTTGCGCCCAGCCTCTAACCGCTAATGTTTTGGGTTGTCTTAATCCAATGTGAATCCATGGCGCCTTGGATGGGTCGCCCTTTGGCCTGACCGCAGGCGCCCATTCGTAAAGAAGCTGGTCATAAGGAATTCCTAATTTTGCAATAATATTTGCAACCTCGCGGTGTCTACCCCCTACATATCCACAACTTGCGAACTGCATATCAATACCCCAGCCAACATTATGGGCTGAGCCATTTGATTTTGGGCGTAAAGTTGATGTAATCACAAACCCCGCGCCGAAACGGGCTCTAATTGGGTCAATACAAAGAACAAAAAGATCGCGTAAGTTTTGGACTATTTGATATCCTGTCCATGTTCTACCTGCAGCAGACTTTGAGCCAGGAATACTAGCAGCGCCCAATGCAGGATTTAAGGCATCTTGTAAAGTATAAAAGTGTGATAACTTGATTTTAGATGCCATAGCATTGTAGTTGCCGGATGTGGGAATTGGCGGTAGCTTATTTCCTTTAAAATCTGTATCGGTCTTTCTAAGTCCCGCGGCGGGCGGCACTGGAGTTCCTGGTTCAGTAGATGTAGGTGCTCCACCTTCGTCACCCATAAAACTGGGACTGCCGTCGCTGTTCGCTTCCGCGCAACCAGGATCCTCATTTGCCGGTTCATTTGTACCAGGCGCTTGAGTAGTTTCTGTCGGTTGAGCGGCGGGCGCGGCCGCCGGAGAAACTGGAGCAGTAGGGGCGCCGCCAGCCGCTGGCGCCGTCGTAGTTGTTGGTGCATTAGAGTTTGCTGCGGGTGGATTTTTTGGGGTTTCTGCCATATATTCCTCTTATGCCAACGCCGTATCGTCGTTGATTGTCGCTTGTTCATTGAAGGAGATCCCGCCTGCCGAATTTACAAGCTGGCTGCTGCCACCTGACCCGGTAGAAGTAAGACCATCTGGACCACCGATAATAGGTGATGCCGAGACAGATACTGGCTTTTCAATAGGAATTGGATTTGCAAGTGTTGCAATCTTAGCGCCAGTTGCTTCGCTTGCTGGATCAGCCGAGTTAGCATTACCGGCGGTTACCGCCGATCCTGGTTCAGTAACAGAAGCAGATGTCGGACCAGATATCGGAAGATCGTGAGTGCTTCCTCCATTAGTACCAGTATCAGTTCCAGTTGCTCGAAGATTTGTGCTACCAGCATTCAGTGTGGAGACATTTGCAGTTGTAACGTCAAGAGTTGGTGTATCAATAGGCGAAGATGCAACAAGTTGTGCCTTAAGATTGATATTGCCTGCACCCTCAACATTAACGGCTGCGCCAGACTTGACGTTGGTTGCTGCCGCAGAGTTGACATTCACGGCATTACCAGACTTGACATTAACTGAATCCGCTGCTTGTGCATTGATAACATTCGCAGACTTGATATTTGTAGAAGCAATCGATTCTGTATTAACAGAACCAGCAGACTTGATGTTTGTATTACCAAGCGATTCTATGTTTGTATGTGTACCAGACTTACTATCGATAGTTACGGCGGCCTTGCTCAAGATTGAACCATCTGTGTCTTGATTGATATTGCCAACAGATGTATGATAAGAAACTCCAGATACCTTAACATGATAATCGCCCTTAGATGTTACTTTATAACCGCTTGCTGTAAGGTTATGAGTGCCATCAATTGTCGAATTGAAGTTGCCTGCACCATGTATTTGCATGTCGCCTTTATTATCGTGCGAGAATACACCATCGTTTCTAATGAAGATGCCGCCACCTACAGATAGTCCAAAGTGACCAGCAACGTTTAAGTTGAAGTCATTATGAACGTCCATGTTGACTTTACCGTTCATAGTAAGATTTGCATCACCCATAATCATAACATTACATTCACCTGCAACGTGAACATTGGCGCGGCCCTCAATTAAAATATATCCGTTATTATCGATAATTGTATAGTTATCACCAACAACGCGAGTTACTTGTGTTCCGTCAGGACCGATTTCATTAAATGATCCTGATTTATGAGCGGTGTGAATCCGTTCGGCACCGGGGGTATCGTCGATTTCTTGAACGTGACCGGATTCCGAAGCAGTAACCTTGTTGAAAGGATACTGGGCAGCATATGCGGTCTTAGGCTGCGACCAAGATCCACCGTTTCTACCCGCTTTTGGAATGTCTCTTTTACGGAGAGCATTTTTAGCGGCAGGTGATGCACCTGAACTTAAACTTTCTTGATTTGCACCCTGTGACGTTGGGTTATTCTGAATATGAGGCGAATTTATACCCACTGCAAGAGGATTAGTATCTGGTTTACCACCGAGAGACTTCTTCGGATATTGGCCTCTTGGGTCACCGAAGCCGTTTTCAGTATCGTTTGTTACTGGAATATTCGCAGCATCCGATGGGGCTTGTGTCAATGACTGCGCGGTATCTGCCGCGGCGGGATGTTCTACGCTATCTGCTTGTAGTGGATTTGTATTCGGAGGAGCTGTTGCGATAGGCGGAGCAACTCTCGTAACTTCTTTTTGTGAAGACGCAAATCCTTTTTGATCTTCTACAATTGTAGTTGTTACTACAGAACCGTCGCCATATTTTTCAGTTACAATCGTAGTTGTTGAACCGTCTGTATTTGATTTACTCGGTCCTTGTGCCGCAACTGGAGTATTGTTACTAAAAGTTTTCTTGACTTTCTCAAGATTTGTAGTATACTCACCCGCGATTCCAGACTTAGCACTTATAAGGTCGTTTGATAGCGCAGTATCTGGTCCAAGAGGAGGATTATTAAACTCTCTAACCCATTTATTATAGTTAAAGATAATGTTTTTTTGCTCTCTCTTTAGAGCATTAAGAACATCAAGCCATGCCTCCGCGGTAGGAAGATCCCATTTAGCAGTCGAGCCAGTTGGGTCGGCGGCAACTTCTTGATTTAATTCCACAATGTCTCGCTGTGTATATTCAATTTCGCGAGTTAATTGAGCATCGATACTTTCTGTACCCTCCGGTCTGTTGAGAGGTATAATATACTTCGTCCGAAATGGTTCATAGTTTATCGGTTTTAATCCATCGACCTTTATTGCGTGGTCACTCATAAACGGAATAACTGTAGCAATTATCGGAATCTCTGTGAGTGGTAGCGCACCGCTATTTTGCGGATAAAGAGCATTTCCAAGATTTTGTTCAAAGATTTTAGGTGTTTTTGGAGTATAGTTATTGATACGTTCTTGCTTAATTGCACCATCAATAGCAGAAATCAGTATCGAATATTGAGGAGTTTTTATATCTGTCTTATCAATTAAGTTTACAGAAGCAATCGGTGAACCCTTGGTAGATAATGTAACTACGCCGTTTGATGCTGTCCATTGATACGAGACTTCTACTGAACCGTATGTAGTTTTCATTGGATTAGGGTCGACAGGTGGCGAAGAAGCCTGCGTTGGTCCTTCTACCGCAGCCGCAATTTGCGTGGACGGTAGCGTAGGAACTGCGTCTGCGGACGCCGCACCTGTTTGAGGAGTTGGAGGAACAGAAGCGGGTGATACCGGCAAGAACGACGAAACAATTTCACCTTCTGCTGGCTTTTCGGTAGTGGTAGGTGAAGAGCCGCCCAACATTCCTGAAACATTTGATGCTGCATTCGACAACGCACTTGTAACGTTGCCCGTGGCAGAGTTGAGTGCTCCTTGTGCGTTACCAGCTATACCCGAAACTGCGCCAGTTGCCGCTGATATAGCGCCCGTAACATTTGATACCGCAGAAGCGCCAAGGGCGGCAGCGGCGGCAGATGGATCTTTTGCACCGGCTGTTATCGCGGTGAGATTATTAGCAAGAGCAAGACCGGACACTGCGGTCGAACTGGAATTGAGTATGCCACTTGCTGCCGCAGATGCTTGTTTCTTCAATGATTCCATCGATGCAGAACCGGCACTACTAATCAGAGAAGTCAATTCTGGTTTACTTACACCGATTGCACTAATAGAGGCTGCTTTTGCTTGCTCGAACTTATCAAGCAATCCAGGTTTAGCACCTGTTTGTTCTATTAGCGTGGTATTGAGTGCTGGAATAGCTGCACCCACGTTCCCCATCTTATTAGTTTCTGATGCAATCAGATCAGAAATTTTTGCGGGGTCAGTGACGCCATCGATTGCCGCACGAAGAAGTGCAGTTGCACCCGGAGGACACATACCGCGACGATTTAACTCATTGATTACCGCAGTCTGTGAATCGTTGGCTAGACCAAAACCAGACTT